CCTGGCGCGAAAAAACGGCGGCCTGACCTGCGGATATGCGCCCTGGGGCTTACCCTCCCCGTTTTCCGGCCATCTTGGTGGGATGATGGAGGTCGATGAGAGGAGGCTCGGTGACCGAGATCAACCCGCTTACGCACCCGATGACCGCTGTCTTGGACCAGAGCGTCCGCGCTGCCACATGGCTCCAGGGCACCGACCAGTACGGTGCGGCCATCGCCACCGCGCGCATGATCGCGGGGCAGATCGACGGCGTCATAGCCGCCTCGGGCGGAGTCCCCGACCCCGAGGTCCTCAAGCAGCTGCACATGAGGATGCTCCCGAACTACCAGAAGGCGTTGTTTACGCTCGGATTAACGCCGGAGGGGTATGCGAAAATGACCGGCGTCGGCTCCCCCCAGGGCCAGGTAGGCCCCGGTGAGGCATCGGGCAAGACCCCCGGCGTGGCAACGCCGTTCGACGCGGCGGCGGCGGCGACCGGAGACGCGCTCGATGAGCTCATCTCCGAGGAGGTCCAGCGGACCAACGTCATACCGATGGAGCGCCGATGACCTCGGCGGTGGCCACGGCTCCTCTCCTGGGCTCCACCGAGCCGCGGGTCTACACGCCGCCGGACCGGGAGCTCACACCGGAGACCAGCCTCGGATACGCGGTGATCCGGTTCTCCGAGAACGTCCTCGGCATCCCGTTGTTCCCCTGGCAGAAGTGGTTCTATATCCATGCGCTGGAGCTTCGGCCAGACGGGCGGCTCCGGTTCAAGGAGATCCACCTGACCGTGGCCCGGCAGAACGGCAAGACCCGGACCATCAAGACCCTCCTCCTCTGGCGGATGTTCGTACACCACCGGGACCAGCTCATCCTCGGCGCGGCGCAGAACCGCTCCGAGGCGTTCTCCACCTGGACCCAGGTGAAGGAGGAGGCCCTGGCCAACCCGATCCTCTCGCCTCGGATGCAGCGCGGCTCGATGAAGTCGGGCAACGAGCAGATCCGCACAGTGTGGGGGTCCAGCTACCAGGTGGTCACCCTCAAGCCCGACGCGGGCCGCGGAAAGACCGCTGGCACAGTGTTCTTCGATGAGCTCCGAGAGCACAAGGACGAGGCGGCGTGGAACGCCTTGAGCTCCACCACGCTGGTCCCCAAGGACTCCCTCATCATCGCAGCGTCCAACGCCGGGGACGCCACCTCGGTGGTCATGCGGGAGAAGCGGGACACGTGCCTGGCCGCCATCGAGCGCCAGGACACCACCGGGAGCAGAGTCGGGTGGTTCGAGTGGTCCGCGCCGGACGGGTGTGATCTCGATGACCGCCAGGCGTGGGCCATGGCCAACCCGAGCCTCGGCTACTCCCTGGAGGAGGAGGACATAGAGGCGGCTCGGTCCAAGTCCGACAACGGGTTTCGCACCGAGAACCTCTGCCAGTGGGTGGATGTCATGGCCACCGGCGTGATCCCGATGGAGAACTGGGGGTACGCCCAGGATCGGAGGATCAAGCGCGCCAAGGGGTCCAAGGCCTCGGTGTCGGTGGATGTCTCCTGGGACCGGAGCAAGACCTCGGTGGCCGTCGCGTATGACGTGGACGGCGGCGGCGGGCAGACCCGCCGAGCCGTGGAGGTGGTCGCCTACCGCCAGGGCATGGACTGGGTGGTGAAGTGGCTCCAGGACCGGCTCACGCTCACCGACCGGGAGGCGAGGAAACTAGGACTCCCCGGCGGCCAGACGGGCGCGGAGTGGTTCGATGGCCGCGTCGCCATCCAGGGCCGCGGGTGCCCGGCGTCCTCGCTCATCACCAAGCTGGAGGCCGCGGGGATCACCGTGGTGAAGATCGAGGGACCCGAGCTCGCCAAGAGCGCGGGGGACTTCTATTCCAAGGTGGTGAACGTCAAGGACCCGGAGGACCCGATGATCCGGCACCGCGGCCAGCCGGTCCTGGATGAAGCCGCGCGCGGGACGATGGCCCGGACCGCCGGAGACGCGTGGCTCCTGGACCGCCGAGGTTCCGCTACCGACGCCTCTCCCCTAGTAGCCTGTGCCCAAGCGGACTGGCTCCATGACCGTCCGGCCAAGGAGGAGAAGCGGTCCGCATACGATGAGGGAGCCAGCTTTGCAATGCTCTGACGATGGAGGCCGCCCGTGGGCGTAATGGATTGGCTCCGGTCCTGGCGGTCCTCGGACACCGCCTCGGTGACCAGTTGGCCCGTGCTGGACTACCTGACCGACATGACCGAGGGGAAGTCAGCGGACGACCTCTGGCGCGAGCAGCCGCATTTGAGGACGGTCATCGGCTTCCTCACCCGCAACGTGGCCCAGCTCGGGCTGGCCGGGTTCAAGATCTCCGCCGACGGCACGCGCCAACGCAAGGCCTCGGGCAAGCTCAAGGCCTGGCTCATCAAGCCGAACTCCGACCAGACCATGTATGAGTTTCTGGAGTCTCTGGTCGGGGACATCGCGCTCTACGATAACGCCTACGTGACCGTGTTCGCCGTCGAGCGCGACGGTCAGGCGGTGGTGGAAACCCGCACCGTCCGGCCCACCTGGGTCCAGGCGGTGACCGGCCTCGGCCCGTACAGCGTCTCGGGCTATCAGATCAAGTACCCCGAGGACACCAAGACCACGTTCGTCCCGGCGGAGAACGTCATCCACTTCCACGGCTACAACCCGGTGGACGCGCGCGTCGGTGTCTCGCCCATCTCCAGCCTCCGGTCCAACCTCTCCGAGCAGATCCACGCGGTGGCGTTCCGAGACCAGTTGTGGAAGCGCGGCGGACGCGTCGGCTCCTTCCTCACCCGTCCCGCCGACGCTCCCGCGTGGGACCCCGCGGCGCGCCAGAAGTTCAAGCGGGACTTCGCCTCGGCGTGGAGCGGGGACTCCGGCTCCCAGGCCGGTGGCGTCCCGCTCCTGGAGGACGGCATGGAGCTCAAGCGCGTCGGCTTCTCCGCTCACGAGGAGGAGTTTGTGGAGGCCACCAAGCTCTCCCTCACCCAGGTGGCGGCGGCCTACTACATCAACCCGACCATGGTCGGGATCCTGGACAACGCCAACTACTCGAATGTCCGGGAGTTCCGCCGGATGCTCTACGGGGAGACCCTGGGCCCGCTCCTGGAGATGATCCAGCAGCGGCTCACGGCTTTCCTCCTGCCTCACATGGACGTCCCCGTGGACGGCAGGACCGTGGTGGCGTTTGACGTGGAGGGCCGGACCGCTGGGACATTCGAGGAGCAGATCGGCGTGGCCACCGAGGCCACCGGCTCCCCGGTCATGACCGTCAACGAGTTCCGCTCCCGTCTCGGCTTGGCCCCGGTGGAGGGTGGGGACGAACTGGTCCAGCCGCTCAACATCACCAAGCCCGGGGACCATGACCCGATCGAGGCCGACCCGGACACCGGCCCCGGCTCCGAGGACGACGCCGACGCCGACAACGACCCGCCGGAGGCAGATCCTCCACTCCCGGACGATGACACGCCGGATACTGACAAGAGCGGTCCGACCCTGGACCTCAAGATCCTGGAGGAGCTCCTCTCTCATGGCTGAAATCAAGACCGTCACCATTGGCAAGATCAAGGCAGGACCCGAGTCCGGCCTGAAGAAAGGCCAGATGATCGCCTACGTCTCGGTGTTCGGCAACGTGGACTCCTACGGGGACATCGTCGCCAAGGGTGCGTTCGCCAACACCCTGGCCGAGTGGCGAAAGTCGGGCCGGACCATCCCGCTCCTCTATGGCCACGACATGAGCAACCCGCACATGAACGTGGGGTCCGTGCTGTCCGCCGAGGAGGACGACCGTGGGCTCAAGATCCTGGCCGAGTTCGATGACGACGAGACGGCACAGAAGGTCTACCGGCTGGTGAAGGCCGGACGTCTGGCCGAGCTATCGTTCGCCTTCGAGACCGTCCAGCAGAAGATCCTGGACCCCGACACCGACAAGGACCTTCCCGCCGGAGCGTGGCGAGAGCTCCAGGAGGTCAAGCTCTTCGAGTGCTCGGTGGTCCCCATCGGAGCCAATCCGGCCACCGAGGTGGTGGCGGTCAAGGGCTCTCTGTCGATGCTGGAGCGCTCCGCCGAGCGCGCGGCCACCGACATCAAGGCGGGCCGCACTCTGTCCAAGGCCAACGAGGAGTCCCTTCGGGAGGCCCTGGAGGCGGTCACGGCAGCCAAGGCCAAGATCGAGACCGTGCTTCCCTCCGACGCGCCGGAGGAGGACAACGAGGACGACGAGACCAAGGCCGCCGAGGTATCCTCAGAGGAGCGTGACGCGGCACCGTCCGCCGACGCGGCCCCGATCATCGGGGAGGAGTGGACCAAGGCCCTCACGGCCGTGGTCACCGAGGCTCTGGAGACCGTCCTCAAGGCGGCCGGGGTCACCGAGCTCCCTCCGCCGAATGCTCCAGAGGACGCCAAGGCCGACATGTTGGTCACCGAGATCCAGCTCCTGGAGCTGGGACCCTCGGAGTAGACCAGCCGGTCCTCCGAGACGACGACATCGGAGGTAGAGAGTGGCGACTCTCAAGGAACAGCGCGCGGAGCTCCTCAAGCAGGCCAACGCCATCGCGGACCAGGCCAAGGCCGCGGGACGTGGACTGACGGCAGAGGAGCAGGAGACCCTCACCAAGCTGGTGGAGCAGGTCAAGGGCATCGACGCGGACATGGCCCGCATCGACAAGGATGCCGAGATCAAGTCGGCCCTGGAGAGCCTCGGCGGCATGACCGAGGTCCGCGGCGACGGCGGCGACGGCAACGCCAAGGACAGCAAGGAGCCGGTGGCGGCCAAGAGCCTGGGCGAGCACTTCATCAAGAGCGTGGGCGACCGCGTCTCGATGCTCGGCGTCCGCGGCGGCAAGCTGTCCGCCGAGGAGTTCAAGGCCCCGGCCACCCAGACCACCGCCTGGACCGAGGGTGTCCCGCTCCTCACCGAGTACGATCGGACCATCGTCCAGCCGACCCGCAAGGAGCGGCCCACCATCGCTGATCTCTGCGGCTCGGGGACGATCTCCGGCCAGGCCATCTCCTACTTCGTGGAGGCGGGCATGGAGGGCGGATTCGGCATGGTGGCCGAGGGCGCGGCCAAGCCTCAGATCAGCTTCGCAAACCCGACGGCCAAGGTCGACGCGTTGAAGAAGATCGCGGGCTGGATCGACATGACCGACGAGTTCATCGAGGATCTCCCCTTCCTCAAGTCGGAGATCGACACCCGCCTGATGTACCAGCTCCAGATGTACGAAGAGAGCCAGCTCCTCCGAGGCGACGGCACCGGCCAGAACCTCCTCGGTCTGGCGAACCGCTCGGGCGTCCAGGTGCAGGCCGCTCCCGATTCGCCGGAGGACAACGCGGACGCCGTGTTCCAGGCCATGACCAAGGTCTCCACCGCTACCGCGCTCACCGCCGACGCTCTGGTCATCCACCCGCTGGATTACCAGAACTTCCGGCTGTCCAAGGACGGCAACGGCCAGTACTTCGGCGGCGGCTACTTCCAGGGCGAGTACGGCAACGGGACGATCATGAGCAACCCCAATCTCTGGGGTCTGCGCACCGTCGTCACCACGGCGGCGAACCAGGGAGAGATCATCCTCGGCGCGTTCCGCATCGGTGCCACGGTGTACCGCAAGGGCGGCGTTCGAGTCGACGCCACCAACACCCACGCGGACAACTTCACCAACAACAAGGTGACCATTCGCGCCGAGGAGCGTATCGCTCTGGCGGTCCGCTACCCGGCGGCGTTCGTCAAGGTCTCGCTGGCCGCGCCGGAGCCCGTCGAGGGTTAGCCCCTTCGGAGCGGGTCCGGGATAGACTCGGACCCGCTCCACCCAACCCACTACCAGGAGGACCGTCCAAAGTGGCAGATCTCAAGCTCTACGAATACGAAGTGGCCGGTGTGCTTCACACCGCGCAGCTCACCTCCGAGGACGCCGAACGGCTCCAGGCCAAGGAGGTCCGCTCGGCTCGGGCCCCGCGCACCAAGGCCGCCAAGGCCCCGGAGAACAAGAGCGCATGACCGTGTCTCCCCACCCGCACGGGCTCACCGCCGAGGACCTCGGACTGGACGACGGCATCCCCAACGTCCAGGCCGGTATCGACCGAGCGGTGGACTACGTCCGCCAGATGGCCGGATGGCATATCTTCCCGTCGGTGGAGGAGACACTCACCGTGGACGGGGAGGGTGGCCATGTGCTCACCCTCCCCTCCCTCCACGTCACCGAGATCCACGAGATCTCGCAGCACGGCACGCCGGTGGACCCCGAGGGGTACTCCTGGAGCGCTTCTGGAGACGTCAAGCTGGACCGCGGCTCCTGGACCACCCGGTGGGGAGGGATCACGGTGAGGCTCACCCACGGATATGACCCCGCCGAGATCCCCGCGCTCATCGGCGCACTGGCCCAGGCGGTGGAGATTCAGGCCATGTCTCCGCTCGGCATCCCCGAGGTCATCGGCCCATACCAGTTCACCCGTGAGGTCAGTGGCTGGACCGGCGAGTCCGGGCAGCTACTCTCCCGCTACACCCTCCCCGTGAGGGCGTGATGGAGTATGTGACCCGGGTCCGAGCGGCGGGCCGAGACGAGAACGATGACCCGATCCCCGGCGGCGGAGAGACCCAGCTTCGCGCCATGGCCGTGTTCCCCGGCTCCTCCAGCCTCAACGCAGACCGCGGCCGTAATGGCCGCCAGGTGGCCTACACGGTCCACTTCTACCCCGCGGTGGACCTCCAGGAGGGCGACCGGCTCCGCGTCCGTGGCGTCCTCTGTGACACGATCATCAACGACTGGCGCAGTCCCCGGACCGGGCGGCGGCTCCAGGAGGTTCTGTGCTCCGAGGGGAAGGGGTAGCGCGATGGCCAAGGCTCCGGGGTTCCGCCTCGATAGGCGCGGCGTCGGCCAGCTCCTCAAGGGACGCCTGGGCGACGCCGCCAACAAGGCCGCCGAGGATGTGGCGGCGGCGGTCCGTGACAAGTACCCCGACCTCCCGGTCGACGTGGAGAAGTACACCACCGACCGCGGCGCGGCCTCGGTCATGGTGAAGGACTCCACCGCTCGGGAGCTCCAGGTCCGGGAGGGCCTCCTCACCAAGGCGGCGGCCCGCGTCGGTCTGGAGGTCAAGGCCCGATGACCGAGCCCGTCTATGTCCCCGTCGCCTACCCCGCCAGGCTTCTCAAGGACCACCTGAAAACGGTTATGTCCCAACGCTTTCCGTCCCTCACGTACGCCGCTGGAGGACTGGACGCGAACTGGACCACGGAGTCCCCGCCCGCGCTGGTCGTGTTCGATGACGGGACTCCGAACCTGGATTGGCCGGTCCGCACCAAGACCACGCTCCGCGTCGTGGTATGGGCCGCCGGTCAGACCGAGGCCCGCACCATCGCGGCCTACGCGCTCGGACAGACCCTCTCCCGCAAGGCGGAGGGCTTCTCCCAGGTCCTGCCTGGGACCGGGCTCCTGGACGCCAGGGACACCAACAACTCCGGGATCATGGTCTCTTACACGGTCCGAGCACGACTCCGGGTTACCCTGGTGACCGAGCCATGAGACTCATACCCCGCACACTGACAACCCACAAGACAAGCCTGGGAGGGCACCGTGGCCGGTAATCCGAACAACGTCAAGATCTGGGAGGACGCGGACGTCCGCATCCTCAAGCCCTCGGCCATCGTGGCCCCGGCTACCATCTCCACGCTCATCCCGGGAGACGTGGATGCCGAGTGGGGCCCCGAGTGGCTCCTGGCCGGTCTCCTGGACGGCTCGGAAGGCTTCGGTGAGAGCCGGGAGTGGGACGAGTCCGAGCACACCGCCTGGGGATACGGTCTCATCAAGGTGTCGAGCCGCAACTTCAAGATGACCCGCACCTTCACCGCGCTGGAGGCCAACGAGGTCACTGATTACCTCTACAGCCCCGGCGACACCGCGGGCAAGGTCATCATCGCCAAGCCCGCCTACGTCTACCTCGGGTTCGAGACGATCGCCGACGACGGCACCAAGGAGCGGCTCATCACCACGGTCCCGGCGCGCGTCACCGCTCCCGAGTCGAACCGCAACGAGGAAGATCTGGCGTCGCGCCAGTTCACCGCCAACATCTTCCCCAACAGCGACAAGGAGCTGTTCCATCGGCAGGTCTCGGCAGCGTAGACATGACCCAGCTCATCCAGATCCGGTACCTGGCTGACCGCGGCCATCGCCGCCAGGGAGAGCTGGTCCGCATGGACCCGGTCTCCGCGTCGGTGGTGGTCGGCAAGGGGATGGCCGAGTACGTCTCAGACACTCCCTCGGCGGAGCCCGCCGAGCCGGTGGAGCCTCCGCCCCCGGAGCCGGTGGAGCCCGCCGAGCCGGTGGAGCCTCCGGCCCCGGAGATGAAGGCCGAAGCTCGCAAGCGATAGGCCCCACGGATGTGACCGGCCCTGGATCTGCGGGGGTCCGGGGCCGGTCACTTTCACCCCGCACACCCCGCACCCAGGAGGACACCCCCTATGGCGCTTCCATCCGACGCCGAGATCCGGGCCGCTGGAATAGAGCTCGGATACGGACCCGGTCCGTATCCGACCAAGCTCCGGGCCCAGTTGGTCAAGACCATCCAGGAGGCGGACCGCATGGCCGCCGAGGAGGTTAAGACCTCGGCATCCTCCGATACCTTCGCCATGCGGCTGGCCGACATTGCGGGCAGCCTACGGCGTCAAGGCTTCTCGGCCACTGGGGCCGAGGAGATAGCCGCGGCCATCGCGCCGACGGTGTACCGAGAAACAAGCAAGGAGACCCCGCAATGACCGACCAGCGCAAGTACCCCGTCGCCTCCGACGTGGAGGATCTGGACCTCCCGAGCCAGCGCAGCATCCGCTCTCCCGAGCCGGAATACGATTCCCCGGCGGCGTGGGATGAGCAGGAGATCGACCCAGAGATGGAGGCCACCTCCCGCCGACGTCCGTCCATCCCCGAGGGAGCGCGCCGTCCCCAGGACCGCCAGCGCAAGGAGGACCCGGTGGAGGAGTTCAACGAGAGCCAGCCGGTCTACGATGAGGCCACCGGCGTGGAGATGGTCACCGTCCGACACGACGGCCTGGAGCTCCTCATCCCCGCCGATCCGGTGGACTGGCCGATCAAGGCCACCATGGCTTTCGAGGAGGGCAAGGTCATCAGCGCCGTCCGGGCGCTCCTCACCCCGGCGGAGTTCCAGAAGATCCTCGGAAAGAACTACCGAAACAAGGACTTCGGCAAGCTCTATGAGAAGCTCGCCAAGGCCGGAGGGTTCGACTCCGCGGGAAACTGAGGGGCCTCCTCCAGCTCATGAGGACCCAGGCCAAGCTGGTGGAGGCGGATCTCTCCCGCTTCCACCAGCTTGACCTCCGGGACCTCTGGCGCTATGAGGAGGTCATCCTGGCGGGCGGTAGGCGAGTCCTCCTCCGCAAGCTCACCCTCCGCATGATCTACGTCCGCATCCGGGACGGCCTCCCGCCGGAGTCGGCGCTGGCCATTCACTTCAACGGCGGCCAGTGGCCGTGGCGGCTCACCGACCACCTCCTGGCGGACCTCTGGTACCTCAAGCGCCAGGAGATCGAGGGCAAGCGCGCCAAGGACCACCCAGGGCGGCCACGTCCAGCCGCCAGGTCCACGATGTCCCCAGACCGGGCCCGTAAGATGAGGGACGCGAAGAGACGCGCCCGCGCCGAGGAGGCGCGGAGAAACAGACGGAGGACCGAGGGTGGCAGCAGAGACTAACGTCGGGTACGCGTCCCTCCAGGTCATCCCGACGGTGGCCGGGATCTCCGGCAACCTCTCTCGCCAGCTCGGGCTCCCGTTCCAGCGCGCCGGACAGCAGGCCGGACGCCAGGCCGGTGAGGCCATCGCCACCGGCATAGAGGCCTCGGCGGCGCGCGTGGAGGGAGCCTCGGAGAAGCTCGCCAAGGCTCGGGAGGCCGAGACAGCCGCGGCGGCCAAGGTCCGCATCGCGGAGGCCCAGCTCCAGGAGCTCCGAGACAAGGGCGTGACCGGCGGCTCCCGCTGGCTACGCGCCGAGGAGAATCTCCGCCAGGCTCGGTCCAGGAGCGACACCGCTACGCGCCAGGCAGCGCGAGCAGCGGAGGCCCTGGAGCAGGCACAGCGCGACGCCGCAAACGCCACCGATGACGTGACCGAGGCGACCTCGGAGGCAGGCATCGGCCTGGACGGCCTCGGTGAGCGCGCCAAGGGGGCCGTGGATAAGCTCAAGACCCTGGCCCTGGTCGGCGGCGGCATCGGTGCGACGCTCATGGCGGGCATCACCGGGTCCATGTCCAAGGAGGTCATCAACGACAAGTTGGCCGCCTCGCTCGGGGCCAGCCCGGCGCTGGCCAAGGAGTACGGGGACATCGCCGGGCGGCTCTACGCCGGAGCGTATGGCGAGAGCCTGGAGGAGGTCTCCGCGGCGGTCGGCGTCGTGGCGTCGTCCTTCCAGACCCTCGGCTCCGAGGGGGAGGCGTCCCTGGAGCAGGTGACCGCCAGGGCCCTGGACTTCTCCCAGGTGTTCGACTCCGACGTCTCTGATTCGGTACAGACTGTCTCCCAGCTCATCAACCAGGGACTCATCAAGGACTCCACCGAGGGGTTCGACCTCCTCACCACCGCGTTCCAGCGCGTGCCCGCGGCCATGCGCGATGAGCTCCCGGAGATCCTCCAGGAGTACGGCGTCAATTTCAACGCGCTCGGCTTCACCGGGGAGCAAGCGTTCAACACGCTGGTGATCGCCTCGCAGAATGGCAAGTTCGCGCTAGACAAGACCGGCGACGCGCTCAAGGAGTTCACCATCCGCGGCTCGGACATGTCCGAGGCCAGCCAGGCGGCGTTCAGGTCCATCGGCATCGACGCGCAGCAGGCGGCCAGCGCCATCGCGGCGGGAGGAGCCGGGGCGCAGAAGACCCTCCAGGAAACCGCGCGCGGACTCCTGGGCATCGAGGATCCCGCCGAACGAGCCAACACCGCCATCGCTCTCTTCGGCACGCCGCTGGAGGACCTCTCAGTGGACCAGATTCCGGTGTTTCTGGAAAGTCTGGCGGGCGGTGAGAACGCCATGGAGGGTTTCGCCGGTGCCGCCGACAGGATGGGCGACACGGTCAACGACAACGGCACGGTGAAGCTGGAGAGCCTCAAGCGGACCCTCACCACCGGGCTGGTCTCCGCACTGGAGAACACGGCCACGTGGCTGTCCAACAACGTCCCTCTCATCACCAACTTCGGAATCGCCGCTGGGACAGCAGGAGTCGCGCTCGCCGCCCTGGCCATCTCCTCGGCGTCCATGGCCGCGGGAGGCTTCCTGACGTTCCTCAAGACCGCCATCACCTCCACCCGGCTCTGGGCCGCCGGGCAGTGGGTCCTAAACGCGGCGATGAACGCCAACCCGATCGGGGTGGTCATCGCCGTGGTGGTGGCTTTGGTCGGCGCAATCATCTTGGCGTATAAGAACTCTGAGACGTTCCGCAACATCGTGGCGGCGGCGTGGGCAGGCATCAAGACCGCCATCTCCGCGGTGTGGAACTGGATCTCGACAACCGTTTTCCCGTTGTTCCAGGCCGGTCTCCGAGCCCTCGGCGCGGTGGTTAACTGGTTGTGGCTGAACGTTATTCAGCCCGCGTGGACCGGGATCAAGTTCGCCATTGAAGTGGCGTGGTTCGCCATCCAGGTGGTGTTCCAGATCTTCCAGGCCGGTATCCAAGTCCTCGGCTCTGTGGTTACCTGGTTGTGGCAGAACGTCATTCAGCCCGCGTGGGACGGTATCTCCACGGCCATCGGATTCGCCTGGGACACCGTCATCTCCCCGATCTTCGGGTTCTTCAAGTCGGCCATCGACACCCTCGGGGGAGTGGTGGAGTGGCTCTGGAAGACGATCATGGTCCCGGCGTGGGACGCCATCAAGGGAGCCATCGAGTCCGTGTGGAACTTCATCAGGCCGATCCTGGACAACATCGGCAAGGGCATCGAGTCCCTGGGCACCATCGCCGCCAAGGTGGGCGACGCCATGCGGAACGCGTTCGATGGCGTGGTCGACGTCCTCAAGGCCCCGATCCACGCCATCGGCAAGCTCCTGGCGTCGTTGCCGGACAAGGTCATGGGTATCCCGATCCCCGGCGTGTCCACGATCAAGTCCTGGGGCGAGACGCTCCAGAGCCTCCGCACCGGCGGCGTGATCGCCGGGCGGACCGCGGCGGGTGAGCTCTACGGTCCAGGGACCGGGACCTCGGACTCCCTCCTCGGCGTCGATGAGCGCGGTGTGCCCATCGTTCGCGTGTCCAAGGGTGAGGGAGTCGTCAAGGCCGACGTCATGGCCAACGGCGGGGCCCAGGTGGTCGCAGCGCTCAACGCGGGCAAGCTCCCCGGCCTCAAGACCGGCGGGACCATCGGAGAGCCCTACGGCCTCCGCTCCCCGTCGGACCCGTTCCCCGCCTGGGTCACCGAGATCGGACGGGAGCACGGCGTCCAGCCGTCCACCTACGCAGGACATCAGGCGTCGAACCGCAACGAGGCGGGATACGCTCCCAACCCCGAGGGCCTCATACGCGGCATTGACTGGACCGGCTCGGTCGAGGACATGCAGAAGTTCGCCGAGTGGCTCCTCTCGGTCGCTCCGAGCAACGAGAGCCTGGAGCAGATCATCTGGCAGAACCCGAACACCGGCCAGAAGATCGGCTGGTACGGGCGGACCCCGGACACCGACGGCTCTTACTACGCGAGCGACTACGGCGGCCATCAGGACCACGTCCACACCCGGCACTCCTCCGCGCTCCTGGGAGACGCGGCCCCGGTGAAGCCGGACACCTCCACGACGGTCCCGGGCTATGAGAGCCCGGATCTCACCGACACCACGACCGGCTCGGGGACGTCCGGCTCGGGGACGTCCGGCTCGGGGACGTCCGGCTCCACGACCACGGAGCCGGAGAAGGTCCGCATGAAGTCGTTCAAGGAGCTCGGCTCCGACCTCGGCGGCATCCTGGCCGAGGGCATCGGAGAGACCCTCGGGCTCCCGTCCTGGATCATGGACCCGCAGGGGTACGTGGACCAGAACACCGACACCGGCGAGAACGTGCGGACCAAGGTCACCAACTCCACCACCAACGGCCAAGGGGCCCCGAGCGCCACCACCAACTCCACCACCAACGGCCAAGGGGCCCCGAGCGCCAACGTCCCGGACGCGGCTCCTGGCTTCGCGCCGGACACCCCGGAGACCCTGGAGGCCGGACGCCGAGCTGGTGAGACCAAGGCCCCGGACGGGACCAAGCTCAAGGGCATGGACGCTTACGTCTACTGGATCACCAAGGCCGCCAAGGATCTCGGCGTTGGCCAGCACGGGGCCATGATCGGTAACGCCACGGCGCTGGTCGAGTCCGGCGACCCGATGAAGATGTACGCCAACAACAAGGTCCCGGCCTCTCTCCAGTTCCCGCATGACGCGGTGGGCTCGGACGGGACCTCGGTCGGGTTGTTCCAGCAGCAGGACAACGGCGCATGGGGCACGGTCGCGGACCGGATGGACCCGTACCGCTCGGCCAAGCTCTTCTACACCGTCCTCAAGGGCGTAAACGGGTGGGAGACAATGGACCCCGGAGCCGCGGCCCAGGCGGTCCAGCGCTCGGCGTTCCCAGACAAGTACGCCACCAAGATGTCCCGCGCCACCGAGCTGGTGAAGAACACGAAACTGTTTGACACCGGCGGGATCTGGGAGCCCGGCACGTTCGGATACAACGGCCTCGATGAGCCGGAGCTAGTGGTCAAGCGCCATCAGTGGGGAGTGATGGACCGCAATGCCGCGGTGGTCGAAAAGCTCGCACGGTCAAGGGATCTCAGCGGCGGAGGCACCAAGCTGGCAGACGTGGTTAACATCCAGGGCTACACCGCCGAGGAGATAGCGGCGGAGTGGCGTAGCTACCAGTGGGCCCGTAACGCGGGCTACGGGACCTCAAGAAACAGGTGACAGGATGAGCCGCGGGCGCAACGTTCGATACATCTCCCCCAAGGGGAACGTCTGGCACCTCCACGGTGACCAAATGGGCGAGGAGGGCGTGTATCTCACCTCCCTCTCCGGGATCTACCACCCCGAGCGGGTACCGACGGTCCTCACCCCGGCCTATAAGCGCGGAGCCATCCCCGGCCCACCCAAGACCAACGCGTCCCGCGTGGGCCTCAAGATCTTCACCTCGGCGGAGAACTCGGCGGAGTGGGAGCGCGTCGAATCCCGGTGGTGGTCGGACTGGAGCGACGAGGAGGATGGCATCCTCCAGGTGGAGTCCCTCTCAGATGGGTCCTACCGTTGGCAGCCCATCCGCATTGAGAGCTACCCCTCCGACCCGTTCGACTATGAGCCGGAGGAGGACATGGCGTGGACCATGTCGTGTATCTCCTATGACCCCGGCTGGCGTGGTCGGCTCATCACCTCATCGGCCACCGGAACCGGGGCCAAGACCATCAAGCTGGCCAACCCCGGGGACGTGGAGCTCTGGCCCCACTTCGCCGGGGAGCCCAAGTCCGGGATCAAGCTCCCCGACGGCCTCGGTGCCACGCTCGGCGCGACGGCAGCCCAGGACAAGAGCATGGTTCCGCTCCCGGACGACATGGACCCCTCGGAGGGCGACTGGCTGGTCATCACCGACCAGCTTGAGGTCCCGATTGAGAACACCGCCAACACCCAGGTGGTGGCCCGTATGGCCGGGATGTTGTTCCAGCACCCCGTCCCGCCGGGGACCTGGCCGCCGGTGGAGGTCCCGATCCGGCTCGGAGACTCGGACACGACCGTCCGTGCGTACATGCAGACCGTCTACCAACGGCCCTGGGGGTAATCGCCGATGCCAACCGCAACAGAGCTCCGGCTGGACGACGTACGCCAGGTCATCCTCAAGCGCAAGCAGGAGGACCGGGAGGACCGCCTCAAGCGTCCGGTCGTATGCATCCGAGATGAGTACTGGGACCCCGTGTGCTACCTCCGAGGAGAGCTCTCGGCGTCCTTCGAGGAGATCGCCAACGACACGGGTGAGGGTGAAATCACCATCCCCGCAAGCCATCTCCTCACCGAGTGGCTCCTGGACCCGGCGCGTCGGCTCCGGGACGTCCATATCACCGTGGATACCACCTATAAGCGGTGGGGAGGCAAGGCCGATTACATTCGCAAGATCACGAAATCCGGTGAGCTGGCGGCGGTCCAGGTCCACTTCCTCCACGACTACAACCGCGCCAAGAAGATCACTTGCTTTGCCAACCCGGCGTTCCCCGCGGAGATCCAGACACCCAAGGCCATGCCCTGGGCGGGCCCGTCGGTCACCGGCATCACCACCTACGGCATCACCAACAACGCGCGGATCAATCTCGGGCTCTGGGAGATCCCCGCAAACATCTTCGACCCCGGGCAGTGGGTGGCCGGATGGAACGCGTCGGACTGGTGGACCCAGTTCGTCCCCATCAACCCGCTTACAGACACGTCCAAGTGGACGGTCATGTCCTCTCGGTTCGCCAACTTCCATGACCTGGTCAAGCCCACGCTGGCCGATGCCCAGGTACACCTGGAGGTCACGCGGTGGTTCCCCGGTGAGCCGTGGCCGATGCCGGACTTCGTCAGCCCGCCGGACCACTCTGTCCGCCTTTTCAAGGCGGTGGACAAGAGCGGATACGCCGGTCCCACTGGGACTCTGGTGGACGGCCTCCTCAACCTGGTGGGCACCACCGCCGAGGACTACATCAACGAGCTCATCACCCTGGCCGCGCGGCCGAATGTCCCGGAGTACAAACTGCCCAAATGGTTTGGGACACACCAAGATGCGCCGTTCGTGGTGTTCCCGGAGGGGAAGTACTCGCGGACCGCATCCACCGAGACCACCATCCACAAGGCCATGGCCTACGCCATGGTGACCGGAGGCAAGAGTCCTCAGTGGGTGAACTCGGCGGCCAAGCTGGCGGCCAACGCCGCTCTGGGGTACCTCGGTGCGGCGATCGGCAACCCCGGTCTGGCGCTTGGTGTTTTCGACTTCCTCCTTGAGGATGTCCTCCTGGCGTTCCACCGGACGTCCAATACCATGCTCAAGAACCAGATGGGCCCCGACGCGGACCCCGAGGCGTGGGTACAGGGTCCCGGCGTCGGCTTCACTCTGTCCACGCTCCAGGCCATCCGCACGGGCTTCTGGGACAACCGCGGGTACACCGCCTATAAGGCCGAGATCGAGGACGGCGCTCCCTGGCGCGTCGGCAAGCACTTCGACCTGGGTGACCGGGTGGCGTTCGACATCGGCGGCCAGCTCTACGTGGACAACGTCCGCTCCCTCAAGATCGCGTGGGACCGCTCCACTCCGCCGGTATGGGAGATCTCGGTGGGCGACGACACCGCCGAGGAGGAGCCCGCGGCTAAGCTCATGAGGTATAAGGAGCAGATATTCACGCTCCTCCAGCAGCAGGGAGTGGAGGTCTGATGCCCAAGTACATGGAGCCGGACGGGGACGTGTTCGACCCGGATATGGCCCCGAGTCACCCCTGGGAGGACTTGTTCCGCGACATCCCGCTCAAGTGGGAGCGCGTCCCCGGGTCGGACGGCCTGGTGTACCGGCCCGGCGGCCCCGGCGTCCTCTCTCACCCCACGGCCCCGGCGCAGCTCGCCATCCACGCCGAGCTCTGCGGCCTCCGGCTCCACCCCGAGGAGGCCCGTGTCCGCCGAGTGGACCCGGTACGCGGAGGCCGGTCTCTGACGTCTCCAGGGATCTGGCAGGACGTCAAGACCCCGGTCCCCGAGGGGGACCCGGTCACCGAGGTCCTGGCCACTGCCGTCGGCCAGAACATGACACCCGCCGAGATGGCGCGGGCCGCCGAGCGGCTCATGGCCGAGGCTAAGTCCCGCGTGGAGTGATCCGTGGGAGACTGAGGATGGACACCGACTAAGGAGACCCGCATGGGAGACCCCATCTGGCTGGAGAAAGCCATCCGCGCCGAGGGCGTGACCATCGACGTGTACCCCGGCGCGTATGAGCGCGGGCATGGCGACTTCGGTAACGGATACCTCAAGCCGTTCATGCATCACACGGGGAGCTTCGGAGAGACCCCTCGGGGCATCGCGCAGCACCCGACCCTGGGACTGGCCTCTCAGATCTACCTCGGCAAGGACGGCAAGGCGACGCTCTGTGGCGTCGGCATCGCCTGGCACGCCGGGGCCGGATCGGGCTACGGCCTGCCGACGAACAACGGCAACGCGCACTCCATCGGCATCGAGGCGGCTCATAACGGCACGTCCCCGTGGTCGGAGGCGCAGTACGGCTCCTACCTCCGTATCGTTCGCGCCATCAACAGGGCACAGAACCATGCCCTGGATGACGTTGTGGCACACAAGGAGTACGGCGCTATCCAGGGCAAGTGGGACCCGGGCAACCTGGACATGAAGCTATTCCGGCAGCGGCTCAAGGCCAAGGAGCCGGAGAAGGTCCAGGTCAATCTCATTGAGCTGGAGGCCAAGCAGAATCCGTGGGTTGGCGTACGCCATGCCAAGCCCGGCGCGGAGGGTGAGACCAAGGTCGGCCCTGATGGCCGCGGACGCATGGTCCGCTATGACAACGCGCATATCTACTACCACCCCACCACCGGCGCTTTCGTTGTTCCGCACGGTGATCCGGCCATCCCTGGCTCCGGGATCTTCGAGGCCTGGAGCGCTCGGAACTGGGAGCGGGGGGAGCTCGGATACCCCGTCCGGGACTTCTCCCATATCGAGGGCAACGGCGTCAAGGGCGCGGTCCAGGCGTTCCAGCGCGGCGTCCTCTACGTGGCCGACGACCCGGCCATCGGAGCCCACGTCGTCCGCGGTGTGATCGGCCAGCGCTGGGCCCTGGAGGGTTGGGAGGACGGACCGCTCGGGTGGCCGATCTCCGACGAGTACCCCAACGGCACCGGCGGCGTCCGCCAGGACTTCCAGCACGGGTCCCTGGAGTGGGACCCCTCCGGCGCGGTCAAGCGCATCGGCCAGGAGGCGGTCAAGGATCTGACCGTCGTCAACTCCTCGGGACTGCCTCTCGCGGTGACCGAGGGTGTCGAGCTCATCACGGCATAGGAGGCCGGTTAGCATGACTAAGGTAATTCCTGAGAGCCAGGCCACATGGGGCGACCGAGTGGCGCAGTATTCCAAGGCCATCGCGGCCACACTGACGTCCGCGGCGGGCCTCGGGGCGACGTTGTCCCAGAGCCTCCCTGCGGAGCAAGCGGCAGGGATCACGGCAGTGGTGGCGGCGGTGACCGGGTTCGTCACCTGGCTGGTGGCCAACACCGAGATCCTCCGACAGGCCGCCGACGCCGCGGAGGACCTCGGGGACGCGTTCGACCCGGAGCGGTGACCCTCCGGCGATTGGGAGAACGGATCACCTCCGGGGGGTCCGGGAGTGAGAGGTGGAGCCGTGGCGGAGGACCAGCATCAAAACGGCGGGGGGCGCAGCGGTCCTCCTCACCCTCCGGCCTGGCTGGTGAACCTGGTGGCCGGGGTAATCGTGGCCGGGTGGGTGGCGAGCTTCATCCTCCGAGCCGTATGGCCGGACCGAGCACTTCCAAACGCGGTGGACGCCTTGATGCTCATGGTCGCTGGCTTCATGTTCGCCGGGACGCTCAAGGGCGGCAAGCCGGGACCGCGCCAAGGGGGAGATGAGTGATGGACTTTGCACAATTCCTAGGAGAGCTCGCCAAGGGGCTCGGCTACGGGACCATCGGGCTGGTGCTGGGCATGGCCCTCACCTGGAAGCGGACCCGTGTGGGCAACATGGAGATCCCCATACCGACGCCTCACCCCGATCCAGGGATCTGGCGCAAGAGCCTGGGCATCCTCCTGGTCATCGTCGCGGTGGCCTCCATGACCCAGGTGGCCGTCCTCTCGGTCCGCCAATCCAAGTGCAATGAGGAGTTCCGGCGGGTCATCAAGGAGCGCGGCGACGCAGCGGCGGAGCAATCGGCGCTCTGGGCCGAGCTGGAGACCAAGCTGTCCGAGCTCGGGCCGATCGACACTCCCGAGGAGGAGGCCGCGGCGGTCCTGGCGCGTCAGTGGTACGTCAAGAAGTATGAGGACGCGCTGGAGGCCCGGCGGTCCAACCCCTACCCCGACCCGAGGTGTGACTAGTGACTTCACCCGATGGAGCCTCCGCCGATCCGAAGCGGGAAACCGTAGGCGGGTGGCTCGGTAGCGGAGGCCCGCTCTCCATCCTCGGCCAGCTCGGCCAGGCGCTCATCATGAAGCCCTTGGACGCGTTCCTCTCGGGCCTCCTGGGAGCCCCGGCGGGGTCATTCGACACCGTCGAGGAGCTGGTGTTCAACCTGATCCCCGCGGTGGTTCGGAAGGTGTTCCGGGACCTCATCTCGATCATCGGCGGAATCCCGATCGTCGGTGACGCAGTGGAGGCAGCCCTGGGTGGATGGCTCCGGGATACCAAGTCCCAAGCCACATTCGCCAACAACACGGCGGCGGCGGCGCGGACGGTCGCGGTCCAGACCGTGTTCAACCTGACCACCAACCGCCCGTTGTACCATGGCCTGGACCCTACCGCGGAGAGCTCCTACACCTTCGAGGGTCTGGCCGTTTCCACTGGCGGCTCCCAGTCCACCCAGACCATCACGAACACCATCGCCCGGATCTCTAAGATCCGCGTCGGCCAGGACCAGATCCGCAACACGATCTCCTTTGCGGCGCTCAAGAGCGGGACCCCGCAGCTCTACGTGGACCTCTACAGGTGGGACGCCGAGGCCTCCGAGTGGCACAAGGTCTACAGCTCCCCGGACCTGGCTCCACTGGTCTCCTCCACCCTCAACCGCGTCACCGTGGCGTTCTCCGAGGAGGGTTACCCAATGGCCGCCGGGGAACAGTTCGCGCTCCAGTGGCGGCAGTCCGGCTCCGGTACTGTCTCCCTGGCGTCCAAGACCTTCCCCATCCTCCCGGCCCCGGGATTCTCCCCGGGGGCCATAGGAGGCTCCCGCAACCCGACCTCCGACCCGGCCCCGTCGGTTATCTCCTACTCCACGATGGAGAGCTACAACGACGGAAACACGCCGTGGTTCGAGCTCGGCTCCGACATCGGCCAGCTGTCCATGCCGAGGTTCTACTCGGTGAACTTCGATAACGCCTCCTGGCAGAACTGGGTGCGGAACTCGGTATCGGGCAACAGCCTCACCATCAACAGCGGGGAGGTCCAATTCTCGGGCACTTCGGACGGCCTCCAGACGGCCACCTACGGCTCCCCGACGCTTACGTCCAGGGCGCGCGTGCAGGTCGACGTGCTGTCCTCCTCGGCGTCGCCCAGTTACCTGCTGGTGTGCCGCGACAACACCGCGGGCACCGCGGGAGCCCCGTTCCTTCGTGTGTCATCCACTCGCGTGGAGATCGGCGTCGGGGCCGTCGAATACGTAACCATCAACCCGGGGAGCTCCGACTGGCGTACCGGACCCGGCACGTACCGTTTCAGTTGTGATCCGGTCACTGACACCACTGCGCGGCTCTTCGCCGAGAAGTGGGACGGGTCCAACTGGGTGGTCGTGCTTGATACCGTGTCTCCCGTGGCGGTCATCACGACGGGGACGGCCAACAGGTTCGGCGGCATCGGCATCCAGCGCGCACTCTTCACCAACGGCTCCCCGCTGGACAACTTCATCCTGGAGGACTGGTAGACCATGGCCATCAATCTCGGTAAAGCCCGTCGCGCGCGAATCGGTGTGATGGTCCTCAGTGATGAGGATGATTGGACGCTCCAGCTCTACCCCGAGGACGGGTCCAAGTGGCCCGTGGGGACCACTGCGTGGTGCAGGTGGTATGACAGCCTCGGCGGCGTCATCCAGAGCCTGGACGCCATCTACTCGGCGGACTACCTCACGTTCACCATGCAGAGCGACGGCACCCCTAAGCCCGCGGACATCCCCGACGGGTCCGCGTTCAAGATCCGGGTGTCCATGCCCGGATCTCCCACCACCGAGTCCACCGTATGGCGCGGGGACGTGGAGAAGGAGTAACACACCATGCCTCTGTCCAACGCAGCACTCCAGGCCGCCTACACCGCGGTCTCCCAGATGGGCGGCTGGATCTCGGCGCACACCGCCGACCCCGGAACCACCGGAGCCAACGAGATCCCCGCCTCGGGGGACTACAACCGTGTCCAGGCCACGTTCCCCGCGGGGACCAACGGCTCGGGCACGGCTCCGCAGGTGTCCATCCCCATCCCCGCTGGCGTCACTGTGACGCATATCGGGGTATGGACGGCGGCCACCGGCGGGACCTACATCGGAACGCATAACGAGGCGTTCTCTCCGGCGCTGGCGTTCCCGGTCAAGGGAAACCTCACGGTCCAGGTCGGAGAGGTCTTCACCTCCACGCCATGAAGCTCAACCTAGAGGGCCCCGTCCCCAGCGCGGTACCGGGGCCGATCCGAGCCCCCAGCGCGGTCCCTGGACCCGCTCGGGTGGCGACGGCGGTACCGGGACCCACTCGGGTGGCGACGGCGGTGCCGAGGCACACGCGTGTGCCCTCCTGGCTCCCCGGGCCGACCCGGGTCTCCATGCCGTTCCCGTCCTGGCTCCGGGAGATCCTCGGGCTCCTGGAGGGCCGAGGCTCGGTCACTGCGTCCCCGGTCCAGGTGGAGCTCACGGTCTCCCAGACACTGGAGGGCCGTGGGACGGTCACCGTGGTCCCGGTCCAGCTCGGTCTCAACGCTCCCACGCGGTCCCTGGCGGCCCGTGGCTCCGTCCTGGCCCTGGGCCCCACCTTCTCCCTCCCCGGCGGTCTACGGGCGCTCCAGGGACGCGGAGGAGTGTCCGCAGTGCTGGGCCGCATGATCCTCCCCGCCGGGCTCCAGGAGCTCGGAGCGCGCGGCTCGGTGACGCTCTCGGGCCTCCGGCCTGCCTTCTCCCCGTCGGCGCGGTCCCTCGGCGGTCGAGGGCTGGTTCTGTCCTCGGTGAAGGGGATGGCGCTCACGGGATCTCGGAGCCTCGGCGGGCGCGGCCGGATCTCGGCCTCCGGCCTCCGCATGGCCCTGGGAGCTCCGTCGCGGACCCTGGCCAGCCGAGGAGCGGTGACCGCCTCCAGCCCCCGGCTCAACCTCCCGGCGGAGCTCCGGCTTCTCGCCGGGAGCGGGGCCATCGTGGTGTCCAACGCGGTGGTAGCGCATCTTGCTCGGCAGAAGATGACGAAGACAACCAGTCAGAACTTCAGCGGCACCATGCCCGTGCGGTTCGTAGGATTCTCCCCCGATCCAACCACCCCCGACACGATCGTCGTCTCCGACGCCTTACAGGTAACCGGCACCGGCCTGGCGGACATCGTCGTGGACCTCACGGGCAGCACCGGTAACGCGACGTTGACGGTCGAGGTGCGGGTGAACGGCGTGTCCAAGACGCCGACGGGGACGGTCTCGATCGGCATGACGTCGTTCACCGTGCCGAGTGTGGCGCTGTCGCACGGTGATCTCATCACCCTGTGGTGCACGGCGCGCAGCAGCACGCAGCGCAACATCACGGCCGCGTCGGTTACTGTGGTGCCCGCAGCTGGCTCGGCATAGAAGTGGTACCCTCCTGGGTGACTCCCTTCATCGGGTTGGTGGGTCAACGCCAAGGCCCCGGTCCTCATCGAGGACCGGGGCCTTGTGCGTGGGCGGGGACTAGATCCAGTTGTTGGCCTTGGCCGCCTCCATGGCCAGCGCGCGGGTCTGGTCGTCGGCGGCCCCGAAGATGTAGGGGGCGTTGTTGCCTCCGCGGGCCTCACCGAGTCCCAGCCAGGCGACCATCATCGGCTGGGCCGACCCGATGATCCGCTTGAGCTCGGCCTTGAGGACCTTCTGGAAGATCAGAGACCCGGAGCGGACCTGGCCAGCGTTGGGCCCGGTCAGCACGATCCAGTCGGCGCGGACGGCGTCGGACTTCTCCCCGGGCTTGGTGTTGCTCGTCTGGATGTGCTCGATGTACTCGGTGGGCCGGATGAGGAGGGCCTGATTGAGGTCATCGGTGATGCGCGCGCCGTCGCCTCCGCCGGTGGGAGCGGCGAACGGGTCCGCCGAGTTCACCGGGGACTGGATCGGAGCCTGGGCGGCAGCAGCGGCGGGAGCCTGGGTCGGAGCCTGGGCAGCAGCGGCGGGAGCGTTGTTCAGAAACGGGTTGGTCACGGGTGTCTCCTTGACGTTATGTGTGACATGGACGGTAAACCTACGCGCCAATGGTGACGCGTGGGGTGAACACTACACTGAATCCCGGCGGGAGTCCAGGAGTGCCAGCCGAGCCCGGAGCTGGGCTCGGACGATGAGGACCCGGATCACCGCGACGGCCAGCCAGCCCGCGGCGGAGATCCAGAGGAGAGAGATCGAGAGCTCCTGATCGAGGAGGGTCACTCCCAGGGTGACACCGGCCAGGTAGACCAGGATGCCGATGATGACGTCCACGGCGGTGTGGATCTTACCGGCGGCATCCATGCGGAGCTGGTCCTTGGCCAGCCGGTGGAGAGGGTCATCGGTGGGGCCGGTCATGATGCCGCCTCCTTGCGGGAGAGGACCTCTCGGCCCAGGGCCGTGAGCTCCTCGGTCCAGATCTCGGCGTACTGGTCATAGACGTCGGCCAATTGCTCGGCGGTGGAGCACGTGCGGATGAGCCCTCGGAGCGCGGCGCGGGCGGCCTCCAGATCCCCACCGGCGGGGGTCTTGGCCGCCGGTGTCGAGGAGGCCTCCTCGGGCCTCGGGAGCGGGAGCACGTTGGGGATGATGTTCTTCGCCTGGGCCCGCATCTCCCGGACGGCCAGGGCCGCCTCGATCGCGTAGCGCCCGGCCTCCAGGTTGATGGAGACCATCTCCGCCTTGGGCGGCGTGGCGTTCGACGGGACCCAGGCCATCACGGCCAGGTCCTTGCGGACCTCGGGCATCGGCTCCCAGTGCTGGCCGTCGGTGGAGAGGATGAGCGTGGAGTCGGCGTAGTCCCCGAGCTGGATGGAGATGGCCAGGGCCGCATAGGTGTAGTCCTTGGTGGTCTTGACGTCCCCTATGGCCCAGGAGCCATCCGCCAACTGGTAGATCCGGTCGAACGTTCCCACCCACTCGGTGGTCGGGTTGTAGACGATGCGCTCCACGTAGGGCCGACCCGAGGGGTCCACCGGCGTGGTGATCCCCCACTTGGCCATGGCCTCCAGGTAGGCGTTGACGTGGCCCCGGAACTGGGCCGGTACCTCCGAGGCGGTCACCTGGCCGAGCTCCACGGCCTCGGTCCACGCGTGGATGGCCGTTCCGAGCTCTGAGGCGAACGCTCCGCCGTTGGCTTCATGTGCCAGGTCTGCCACACGGTCAAGCTCCTTATTGACCTCCCGAGGCTCCTGGTAGACGTCGATGTCCTCCAGCAGGTGTGGGTTGTCTCGGAGGCCGCGGACGATACTTCGGATCTTCCACCGCTCCAGCCCGGCGGTGTCGTCCAGGGTCTTGGCCCCGGTGGTCACTCGGGTATAGGCGGCCTCCAGGGACTTGCCCTCGACGTCCGGCAGGACGTACTGCCTCCGGTAGTTGTACCTGGGCCGGTAGTCCCGGGTCTCGGGCGGGAGCGGGAGCTTGTGGACGGGGGTCTCATTGACCTGGCCCTCGGGGGAGGCGAACGGTGAGGCCGCCTCGGGGCCGGTGGGGCTGGCGAACATGGTCACGGCTGGATCTCCTCGGTCTTCATCGTGGCGAGTGCGCGGAGGTGACGGACCTCAATGACGGCCTGGGAGGCGCTACCGGCCAGGAGAGCCTCCCAGAACCGGACCCGCGGGTGGTCGGGCCCGTAGAGCTTCACCTCCGCGGCCAGGACCACGCGGATGAGATCCGCGGCGATGTCGGGGACGGTGATCCATGCTCCGGCCTGGGCCAGGTGGTCCTCCAGATAGAACTCGGCCTTGAGGAGGTCCTGGTCGCCGGAGACCCCGTCCTTGAGGTCGGAGCGCCATACGTACTTGACGGCGTTGCCAGGGCAGAACTGGAGGTGCCTGGTGATGTGCAGGCACTCCACCCCCGACGGGTGACTGGTGTAGTGGCTCGGGTGGTTCACTGCGTCATGTGACACGGTGCTCTCCTTCGGGTTGGTGTTGCGGTGGTGAGTGTAGAGGGCGGGTCCGACAGAGCTCACGCGACCGGGTCCAGTCGGCGCGACGCCAGGCGATAGGTGATCTCCTGGGCGACGCGGCCCTTGGTCATGGCCTCGGCCCCGTCGATGCCGAGGCTCCGGGCGAAACGGAGCTGGCCCTCGGAGGCCAGAGTGTTGGCGGTACGCCACTTGGCCGAGCGGCTCGGGAACCGGCCCGAGCGCATGGCGTAGAGCTCGGCGGCCTCGATGGCCTGGGACAGGGTGCCCATGGCCCCGTTGGCCAGCCAGCCGCCGGTCTTGGCTCCCTTGGTGGAGATATGGCCGACGCGGACCAGGCCGCTCTCCAGGTCCGACGGGTCCTTGGTCTCATCGGCGGGCCAGAGAAACACGTACTCGTCCTGGATGTCCAGGAAACGGACCCCGGCCTTGGTGGTCTGCCAGAGAGCGTCCGAGCCGGACAACAGGTCGATGTCCTCCAGCTCGATGATCCCGACGCGCTCGGCGGGCGGGACCTTCTCCAGGACCTCCTCCACCTCCATCGGTGCGAGATCCTCCACCGGGGAGCCGTCGGCGGCCACGCGCTCGGTCTTGGCCTCGGAGTGGAGGTCGGTGAGGGTGACCAGGCTCATGTCCCGGGCGGTGCCGGTGAGGTCCAGGACCAGGGCGTCGGACTTCCCGGGGTACGGGCGGAGCGCGCGTCCGACCATCTGGGAGTAGAGGCTCTGCGACCGCGTCGGGCGGCCCATGACTACCGCGTCACACCGCGGGAAGTCGGCCCCCTCGGTGAGGACCTGGACGGTGACCAGGGCCTGGAGCTGGCCGTCGGCGAACCGGCGATAGACGTCCTGGCGGCGCTCCCGGAGGTCGGAGCCGACCACCGAGGCGGCGGGGATACCGCGCTGGGTGAGGAGCTCGGCCAGGACGCGGGCGTGGTCGACGCCGGTGGCGAACACGATCGGAGCTCGGTCCGCAGCGTGGGAGAGGATGGCCTCCACCGTGGAGTCCACCGAGGCCGCCATGACCTCCTCCAGCTTGCCCTGGTTGTAGTCCCCGGCCACGTTGCGGATCTTGGCCAGCTGGTTGAGGTCATCCATCACGACGGTCTTGCCTCGGGGAGCGACCAAGAAGCCCTCACCGATGGCCCACGCCAGGCTCTTCTCATATACGACCTCCTGCCAGATCGACCCGAGGGCCTCCTCATCGGCGCGGACCATGGTCGCGGTGAACCCGCACGTGAGCGTGGCGTGGCCGAAGCACCCGAGGGAGTCCAGGACGCCGCGGTAGGTCTTGGCCGGAGCGTGGTGGGCTTCATCGACCAGGACGACGTCCCGGTGTCCGAGACTGCGGAGACGCCGGGCCTTGGCGAGGGTCTGGAACGATGCGGCGACGATGGCCGTCTCCGGCTCATCGCGCTCGGCGGCGACGATCCCCACCGGCTCCCCGGAGGGGTCCACTGCGGACACCGAGGCGGCCATCTGGTCCAGGAGCTCACCGCGGTGGGCCAGCATCACGACGCGACCACCCTGGGCCCGGGCGTCGGCGGCCAGCTTGGCGATGACCGTGGACTTTCCGGTCCCGGTGGGCAGGACCACCGCCGGGCGGGAGATCCCGTGGACGGTCCAGGCGGCCTGGACGGCGTCGACGGCCTCTATCTGGTACGGGCGGAGCTGGCGCGGCTCGGTCATTGTTTCCTCTCGGGGAGTCGGGTTGGCGGGCGGGTCAGAAGATCCAGCGGAGGATCTGGGCCAGGAGGTAGGCGGTGGCCAGGAGGACCCCGACCCAGCACAGCGCCACGCCGACCACCCAATCCCGATCATGCCGGGGATCCTGGCCGGTCACTGGCCGCCTCCGACCATCGCGGCCACGTGGCGTCCGGTGGAGGCCTTGGTGTCACGCCGGTGCCAGGCCACGGTGACCTCCTGGCCGGGCTCCCCGTCGGTGACCCGAGCTCCGACGGAGCCGGACACCCGGGCCAAGGCTCGGGCGTGGTTCCAGGCCTCCAGGGCCAGGTCCCGCTCCGCGGGAGAGGTGAAGTATCGCATGGTGTGTCCTTTCGGGTTGGGGATCAGAGCTGGTCAGCTCGGACGACGTCCAGGAGGTAGGAGCCTCCGTCGGGAGTGGTGAAGCCGCCGGAGTCGCGGACGGCCCCGGGGTAGAACTTGGCGAGCGCGGCGTCGATGTCGTCGCGGCCTCCGACCACCACGCGGTCCGGCGAGTCAACGTAGGCCTCGCGGATGATGATGAGCTGCATGATGTCTCCTTCGGGTTGGTGTCTCTCTGACTGACATGTGTGACATTACACGGGATGACGGATGGCGTCAACAAAGTATTCTCATGGAATGACCGAGTACATGATCCTCCGCGGTACCGGGGAGGATCTCACCGAGAACCTCCCGGCCACCTTCATCCGTCCGTTGATCCGCGCCGGAGACACGGTGACCCACGTGAACTACCCCGCGACCATCGGCCCGCTCCGGCCAGCCGGTGAGGCTTGGGCGTCGATGGACGCCAGCCGAGCCGCGGGGAAGTCGGCCCTCTCCCAGGCCGTCGCCAGGACCCCTAACATCCCGGTCCTGGTCGGGTTCTCCCTCGGTGCCTACGTCGTCTCCGACTACCTGGAGGATCTGGCAGCCGGGCGGATCAAGGGCCAGACCGTGGCCGGTGCCATCCTGATCGCCTCCCCCCGGGCTCCGAGGGCCAACGGGCGGGAGGGCATCGCCAGAGCCCACGGGCCCTACCCCAAGGTCCCGGTGTGCCAGGTGCGCAACTGGGGCGACATCATTTGCAACACGCCGACCGCCTCCCCGCTCATGAAGCTCACCCCGCTGGTGTCCATCGGCACCGGAGGCGTGGATCTCGGGTGGGCCCTGGGCGAGCTCCTCCGAGCCTCGGCTCTGCCGACAGCCACCGACCTGGAGCTCCTCCGCGGGTACGCCGACCCGAGGATCGGGGCCCACGACAAGGCCTATCTCCAGGACCCACAGTTCCGGCGGAGCGTAGGTCGGTGGCTGGCCGAGCATCGGTTCTAGGTACCGACCTACGCTCCGGCGTCACATAGCCGCGTTGGCCTTCTGTCGACGTTCGCATGTCTTGAAATGGGGTCCGGCGAGTCGTCCCCGCGAATCCACGTCAGCGACGTACCACTTACCCGCCTTGTTCTGGGCCCAGCGAACGTTACTACTGTGGCAGCCGGTGCAGTGGGACATTCCGTTCTGCGTGACGATCTTGCTCATTGGTTCCCGCTCCTGGAGATCCCTCCCGTGGGAGGTGCTCGGACTTTCCGAACACCTCTGACATTAGTGGACGTTGACGCTATCCGTCAACCCCCCGCATTCCCGGCATCAGCGTCGGCAGCCTCGGCGCGGTCCAGGGCACGGGCCTGGTCCGGTGACGTGACTCCTCGGATGAACCGCTGGGAGCCGTCGGGGCCGAACGTCTGGATGAGCCCGGTGGCCAGACCGCGGTCCTTGGCCCGGAGCACTGCGGCCTTCCACGCGGCGGCGTTGTTCCGCATGGACCGAGGGGCCATGACATCCCGGACCATGTCGGTCACCGTGGCTCCCTGGACCGGGAGAGCCTCCAGGTACTCGGCCAGGCGGATGGCGAGCTCGGTGGAGCTCTCCTCGGACCTGGACGTGATCGGGATGACCGGCGCGGTGAACGGGTCGGGGAGTTCGTTAGACGTGCGGCCCTCCAGATCGGCCACGATGATGGACCCGTGACGGGAGACCAGGCACACGTCAACCGTGAGGCCGTCCTCCGCGTTCTTCTGCTTGGTCACCGTGGCCCGGAGGTGTTTTCCGGGGTAGTCCTCATCGTCGTCCTCGTCGTGCTCCACAAGGATCTCCGAGTCCAGCGCGCCGAGGATGGCGGTGGAGCCGCGGCCGTGGGTGGCCCCGCGCGCCGTGTGGTGGATGACCATGACCCCGGTCCCGGCGGTCCGGCGGAGGCGGTCGAACCGAGCCACGGCGTTGCCCATGTCGGTGGCCGAGTTCTCCTCCAGCCCAAGGGACATGCGCGCGAGGGTGTCGAAAATGACCAGCCGGATGCCGTTGGCCCGGATGTCTTCGGCCAGGGCCTCCCATGTCGCATTGTCGGCGCGGAGCGGGACAGCCTCGGGGATCATGAACAGGTCCTCACCGACGTCCAGGCCGTGCTCGGCCTCCCACGCCTTGATGCGTTGGGCCGCGCCGGTGACGCCCTCTCCGGCCACGTACAGGACGCGGGAGCGCTTGGTGGCCTTGCCCTGCCACGGCACCCCCATGGCGATGGAGCACGCCATGTCCAGTACCATGGCCGACTTACCGACGCCGGAGGGACCGATCATGGCCGACAGAGCCAGGTCCTCCACCCACCCCTCCACGACGTACTCCGGCGGCTGGATGTCCCGGTACTCCTTGAACGGCGCGAGACGGGGCCTCCGAGGCCCCTCCTCGGTGTCGTCGTCCTCGGTGTCGTCGTCCTCGGTGTCGTCGTCCTCGGTGTCGTCGTCGGCCTCGGAGGGACTGGCGAACACGTCGGCGGACGGGCTCGGCGTCGGGCTCGGCGTCGGGGCCAGGAGGTCGGCGGCCATGGAGTCCACCGAGGCCAGGCTCGGGTCCATCGCGGCGGCCACGTCCGCCGGGCCCAGGGGCGTGCCGTGGGAGAGCCCGGTGGGCGAGAGACCGAGCTCGGCCATGGCCGCCGACACGTCACCGTCATGCTTGGTCGCGGCGACGAACTGGAGCTTAGACAGCGTTTTACCGTGTGCCGCAACCCATTTCGCCAGCCCTCCCTCAACGTTGTCGGACCAGATGTGGATGGGCGGGGAGATGGCCTCGGAGAACCGCTCATCGGAGCATCCCGAGGCGTGGGCCGTCGCGGACTTCGGGCTCGGGTTGTCTCCCGGGCGGGTCCAGATCTCACACGTGCAGCGGTCCGCGCGACCGGCGGGGGTCCAGCCAGCGGGCTCCAGGATCTCGGCCCAGGAGATCGACTGGCTCCAGGTGTCGATGTCGTCCACCTCTCCGGCGGCCCTGGCCTCGGCGAGGCGGGCCTCCCGCTCGGCCTTACGCCGGGCCCGCTCCACGCCGTGGTCCACGATGCGCTCCAGGAGCCAGTCGGGGATGTCGTGGTCGGTACCGGAGAGCCAGTAGGAGCCTTCTGCGCGGACGCTCGGCGGGATGAGGACGTAGGCGTCCCGGATACGGGCAACCCACTGGGCCCCGTCCTCTCCGAAGGTGAGCGTGGACGGCGTGCCCTCGGGGAGGGTGAACCCCTCGGGGAGGGTGAAGTAGAAGTGGCCGCCATCGCGGTGGCTCCAGGTCCCGTCCTCGGCCTGGACGCCGGGAGAGCTCACCGTCGGGGCCACGTAGGCCAGCCGCGGATCCCCGGAGAGCTCGGCCCAGGTCTGGCGGAACGCGTCCAGCTCGGCGACGGTGTCCACGTCCACGACGACCAGTCGGGAGCGGCCCACCTCCACGGCCATGTTGACCGGGGTATCGGGCTCGCGGTCCTTGCGGTACTTGGTGAGCCAGCGGGAGATCTTGGTGGGGTCGGTGGTGGCCATGTGCAGGCCGTTGGCCATGGTCTCCGGGAGGCCCTTGGCGCGGACCTCCTCGATGTCCTTGGCCTTGGCCTGGCGGCTCCGGCAGTCCGCGGGGGTCTTGGCCATCGGGGTGACCAGGAAGATGGCCAGACCGGCCTCCCGCTGGAGGGCCTTGGCGTAGGCCGCCAGGACCGAGGTCTCCGAGGTGGCGTCGGGGGCCGAGCCCAGGAGGGCAGTGAGCTTACGCGTTCCGAGCATGGTGTCCTTCTGTGTCGGGTCGGTGGGAGCTTGAGGTTACCTCTCCGGCCGGTCTGTCGAATACGTCGAGCGGGCGGGAGGTGAGGTGCCAGTGGCCGCACCGGCAGAGGTAGGAGCGGCACGGCATATATCCGGGGCCCCGGTGCCATCCGTTGCGCCAGATGTTGTGGAGGGTCCGCTCGGCGTCGGCCTCGGTGGCGAACTTCCGCTTGCCTTTACGCGGGCATGGCGTCGGCGTGTCGGCGGACGAGCTCACCGGAGGATGTCCTGGCGGATCTGCTCGGCCATGTCGTCGGAGACGTTCATCCCGTAGTTGTCCCGGAGGTCGGCCTTGACCTGGGCGACGGTAACCGCCGTCTCCCCGACCAGCCCGGCGGCCAGGAACTCCCTGGCGAACTGGATGTAGAGCTGGACCTCGGTGGGGTATGTGCGCTCCATGGCGGGCTCCTCGATGGTGGTGGTGATGGAGGGCCGGAGGTCCGGCGCGGGGACAACGTCGGTACGGAACTGGGACTCACCGGATCGGGAGCCGGGGCCGTCGGTCTGGCAGGACGTGAGCGCGGTGAGCGCCAGGAGCATGGCGGCCAGGATGGCCACCGCGGCGATGAGCTCACGACGGGGAGCGGGGAGGTTCATGGTGGTCTCTCTTCTGTTAGTGGTGGGTGGGTTGGTTGGTGTTCATGGCGGCCTTGAGACGATCCCGGCGGACCTTGGCCAGGTTGTTGAGGTTAGCGGCGCGGAGCTGGTCCCGGAGACACCTCTGGGCCTCCAGGTTCTCGGCCCGCTCCGCGTCGGTGAGGAGGTTGTGGTCCGCGGCCTTGACAGCGCGGGAGGCGCGGCGGAGGGTCCGGTTGGCCTTGGTCTGGCGTCGGTGGCCCACGTCGGTGTGCTCGGCGGGGTGGGCGATACGGTAACCCTCCTTGGCCACCGAGATGACGGTCCTATGGTGGTCCCGCTCCAGTTCCGACAAGGCTCGGTTCACCACGCGGCCGACGCGACGGCGGTCCTCGGGATTGGACCGTGCGAACGGCAGACCGAGCGCGCGGCCCAGGGTGTCATAGGTGACCAGGTCCCCGTAGTCGGCGGCCAGGAGGATGTCCACCGCAATCTCTCTCTGGGACCGTGGTCCCCTCTGCTCAATTCCCTCAATCGTGCTCATGATGTCCTCTCGGGTATCGGGTTGCCTTGCGTGCTCCCCCGGGGAGTCGAACCCCGGATGCGACCATCGGAGCGGTCTATCTTCCATGCCTTGCGGAGCCAGGACATGCCGCGGCGTGCCAAACCCTGCCCCGTCAAGCGTGCTCCCCCGAGGAGTCGAACCCCGGATGCGACCATCGGAGCGGTCTATCTTCCATGCCTTGCCGAGCCTTGCCTTGCCACGCCGTGCCGTGCCGTGCCGTGCCGCGCCAAGCCCTGAGCGTGCTCCCCCGGGGAGTCGAACCCCGGATACGACCATCGGAGCCCTCACCGCTACGCCTCGGTGAGTTCGGCGGTGAACGTGCCATACCGAGGACGCCAGTCCCCGAGGCCGACCGACTTACCGGCGCGGTGGACGATGACCTCCAGCGTCTCCCGGTCCATGATCTCGGTGTCCAGGGAGAGATCCACCGAGACGGCCCAGTCCTGGAACATCGGTCGCGTACGGATCACTCGGGAGGTCCCCACCTTTATAGAGGCCGAGGAGACGAAGTTCTTGTCCTCCCAGAGCTCCTCGGCGGTCCGAGGTCCGTCATAGTCCAGCCGAGCGCGGGAGGTGAGGACGACCACGCCGCGCTGGATGTTCTTTCCCTGGCGCGTTACCACCGCGGCGTCCCGGAGCGCGCGCTCAATGTTCTGGCCGGGGATGAACGGGCCGAGGTCCTTGTCCAGGTAGAGGCCTCCGTGGAACTCCAGGCGACGGAGCTCCCAGCGGTCGTCGTCGGTCTTGTTGGTCCGCTTGGCGGTGATCTCTTTCATGAGACGAACGATGGGATCGAACTCGTCGGAGAGACGAGCGTTGTGCATGAGGAGGGGAGCGGTTCCGGTGATGTTGAGCTTGAGGTCCATGTTCTTGTCCTGGTTCGGGTTGGTGGGTGTACGGCCCGTGTGGGCCGAACAAGGGAGACATTACATGTGTTGACGTTATACGTCAACACGCGCGGCACACATTACACGTAGAGCCACGTCCGTCCCATGTCGTGGGCGTCGGTCTTGAACACCGGGGCCCGGTCCTCGGTCCAGCGTCGGAGAAACTCCGGCGGCGTGGCCATGATCTCCGCAACCTCGGCGGCGGCGTCGGTGTCCACTACCAGCTCATCGTGGAGCGCCAGGTGGATGGAGTCACCGAGCCCGGCGTCCTCCAGCCGGACGATGGTGTCGGCCAGGACCGAGTACGCCGACCCCTGGCAGAAGTAGTTCACCGCTTTGTAGGCCCACACGGCTCCGGTCTGGGGGTCGGTGGGGACCGGGAGGATGCGTCCGTCGGCGGTCATGATCGACTGGTGTTGCTCGGCCAGTTGGCGGAGCCGGTCGATGAAGGTCTTGGTCTTGGGCATGGCCTGGAACATCCCGCGCTGGAGCTCCTGGGCGCGCTCCTTGGTGATCCCCAGGGCCGCGGCCATGGAGGTGGTCCCCTGGCCGTACATGGCCGCCAGGAGCAACACCTTGGCGGTCTTGCGCTCCACTCCGGCGGCGCGCTGGATGGGCGCGTAAAGGTCCTCGGTACCGGCGTTGAATCCGGCCAGGTACTCCCAGTCCTGGGCACAGTTGGCCATGATGACCGGCTCGATCTGGGCCCAGTCCACCGAGGTGAGCCCGGTGTCGGAGACAATGATCGGTCGCGCGTCGGCGGGGAACTGCTGGAGCTCGGGCCAGGAGTAGCTCATCCGTCCCGTGGCCGACGCGCCGAGGACGGCCACCTGGGGGTGAACCCGCCCGGTCACGCGGACCATGTCCTGGACCTTGGTCAGGTAGCCGGTCACCTTGGTGAGCTCGGAGACCTTACGCGCGGCCTCGGCCAGCGGATGACCGAGGCTCTTGAGCCGCTCCATGTCGGCCTTGGTGGCCTTGAGACGCCCGGTGTCGGTGCGCGGCCAGTCGGCGGGGAGGTTGCCCTCCTCCTCCAGCCTGGAGACCAGGAGGAAACCGAGGTTTCCGGCGTCGGGGTCAAGATCGGCCTGGGCCAGGAGGTCGCGGGCCTCGGTGAGCTCGCGGACGTGGGACTCCTCATAGGTCGCCAGATAGTCGGTGTCCACCTGGAGACCGCGCGCCGAGCGGCGGAGCATGACCCGGTTCACGCGCTGCTCGCGCTCCATGAGAGCGACGGCACCGTCGGAGTCCACTCCTCGGGCCCCGTACGGGTGGCCCTCGATGAGCTGGCTCCACGCCTTGGCCTGGATCTGGGGTAGGAGGCGGAGCGTGGCGATGGTGTCGGCCATGGCTCCCTGGCGGTAGACCGGGCGGTCGATGTCGAACACCTTCCAGCCGGTGGTCATCGTCAGGCCCGAGGCCGCGAAGAGCTTGGCCATGGTGATCTCCGCGGCGGTGAACCCGGCCAGCATAGGGGCCAGGGCCTCCAGGCTCTTGGGCTGGCGGGTGTCGGGGTAGGCCATGCGCGCGTACACCGCGGTGTCGTGGATCTTGTCGATCTGCTCCAGGGTCATGAGCCCGTGCTGGTGCAGCGGAGGCACGTCAAACGCGGCGTTCTGGAGGACCAGGACGTCGGCGCGGACCATGATCTCCCGGACGGCCTGGAGGTCGTCGGCACGCCGGAGCGGGTCCAGGAGGACGGCCACGGTGCCCTCCGGCGTCTCCCAGGACGCGGTGAAGCACTTGAGGGTGAAGGAGTCCGCGCCGAGCCCGGCGGTCTCGGTGTCGATGGCGACGGTGGCCCCGGGCGGGAGGGCCCCGGCCACCGCGTTGCGCGCGGGCTCCCCGGTGGCCATCCAGGCGGACACGTGGGGGTAGTAGCTCTGATGGTCGGGGACGTCCACACGGGGCAGCGTGGGGACGTCTGGGGGCATCCAGCGCTCGGCCCCTGGGGGCATCCAGCGCTCGCCCCGGAGACGGAGGGCATCGGTGGCGGTCATCGGTCATCCTTGTCTGTGATGTGGTCCGGGGTGAGGGTGACGGTCTGGTACAGGTGCATGAACATCAGCGGCTCCCCGCTCTCGGTCTCCCGCTCCATGCGGTCCCAGAGATACACGTCGGCGGAGTCCCCGGGGCTCGGAGACCAGTCCCGGTAATCGGAGTTGCCTCGGAGCACGATGGTGGAGGGGAAGGCCAGCGTGGAGAACACCACCGGGCTGGAGAGCTCCAGGCCGTCGTTGATGCCTCCGAAGAGCTGGTAGTGGATCATCACCGATCCCCGGCCTCACGCGCGACGTCGGCGAACGTGTGGGCCTGGCCGCGGATCGGCGTGTCCGGGAGGACGTCGTCGGCCAGCTCGGTGTGATAGAGCGCGTCCAGGAGCTCGGCCACGCCGTTGCGGAGCTCCTCGATGAGCTCGGGGTCGGCGTGCCGGTCCAGCTCCCAGGTGAGATCTGCCAGCTCCTTGACCGGCTCCGAGATCATCGTGGCGATGGCGTCCAGCCGCTCGGTGGCCGTCGGGTTGGTGCGGTTCATGTCGGGGGTCCTTCCTATTTCCTCATGATGTTTGGCGGGGAGGGGGAGAGTGGGGCCCTGGCTCATCCCCATGGCCAGGGCCCCGGAGGGTCAGTCCTGGGACTGTCCCTCTGCCTCGACGGCCGCGACCAGTTTCCGGCGGGTGGAGGGGATGCTGGCCGTCGGGTGGCCGCGGGTCCCGAACTTGGCGGCCAGGTGGTCCCTGGCGTGGTCCAGGGCGGCCAGGGCCTCGGCGGGGGTCTTGGCGGAGAACACCGCCGAGGACCCGGTGAGCGTGACCAGGTCCAGCTCCCGGAGATCGGCAGCGGCCTGGAGGGCCTGGGTGTTGGCGTAGGTGAGGCTGGAAACCTTCACGCCATCGGCGGTGAGGGCCACGTGCTTGGTGATCTTGGTGGCGTTCATGGTGTCTCCTTCGGGTTGGTGTCTCTCTGACTGACATGTGTGACTCTACACGGTGGTGACGGGGAGCGTCAACTCCTGGGACGAAACTCCCCGTCGTGCCTGGTAGGAGGCCCGGCTCCTGGCCGGTGGCCGGGCCTCCCGAGGCTGACTAGTCCAGGCCGAGGCGGCGACGACGGGCGGCCAGCGCGGCGGCCTTCTGGGCCTTCTCCGCCTTCACCGCGGCCTTGGCCTCCGGGCTCTTGGCGGCCAGCGCGCGGACCTCCACGGCCTCGATGGTGGCGTCGCGGTACTCGGCGTTGTCGGGGTCCTGGGCGGCCAGCGTGGCGAAGCGCGCACGGGCCTCCAGGACGTTCTCGCGGGCCGCGGCCATGCCCTGGCCGGTCCAGGTGCCGGTGCCGGTCTCTCCCGTGGTGGAGTGGCTCACCACAACCACGTGGGTGTAGACCATCGTGGAGCTGGCCCGGGTGAAGGTCCGGCCGTTGTGCTCGGCCACGAAGAGGATCTTGGTGGCTCCGCCGAGCTCGGCGGACAGAGCGGCGAAGCGGGCGGCCTTGGCGGTGGTGGCGTTCATGGTGTCTCCTTCGGGTTGGTGTCTCTCTGACTGACATTTAAGACATTACACGTAGTGACGGGGAGTGTCAACTCCGGTGCCTCCGGTAGAGCTCGGCGAACCACGGGAGCGTGGCCAGGTGGGCGACATGGCGCGCTCCCTGGACTCCGCAGCGCTCCACCGCCCGCCTGGCGTGGACGCCTCCATGCGCCATGGCGGCCCAGTCGTCACACACGACGTTATGGAGGATCTCCGCGGCCTCGGTGAGGGTGGGCCTCGCCATGGCCGTACCGAAGCTCTGGCGGGCCCTACGGACGTGGAACGGGTGACTGCACTCGGTGTCGCGGCACGCCAAGAACGCGGCCCAGGGCCTGGTATCCAGCACCGGATACCAGGCCGGGACCTGGCTCATGCGTCCAGGCCCTGATGCTGGCGGACCAGGTCCTGGGCGATCTCCGAGGCGACATCATGGGAGAGGCCGTCCCAGACCTCCCCGATGAAGGCCTCCCCGCCGATGACGAGCGCGTCGTGGGCGGTGAAGGTATCACCCTCGGCGCGGACGTACACGCGGAAAGTGACTCCGAGGGGAGTGACTCCCTCGGTGACGCTCTCGCGGCCCTGGGTGGTGGTGATGGGGGTGGTGGCCATGGGGCCCTCCTTTGGGTTGGGGGTGGTGAGGCGGGGTGCCTCACTGACATTTAAGACATTACACGTGGTGACGGGGAGTGTCAACTCTTGGGCCGACACTCCCCGCCGGGGGTCAGATCCCGAGCTCGGCGCGGGCGGCCTCGATGGCCTCGCCGCGGCTGGAGTAGATCCCCACGACGTAGGTCCCGTCTAGGACGGTGAAGGTCTCACCGTCGGAGCGGATCTCCAGGTCCTCGATGGTCTCGGTGGTGACCGGGAGCTCGGTGGCGACCACGGCGCGACGGGCAGCGGACTTGGTGGCGGTGGTGGTGGCGTTCATGGTGTCTCCTTGGTGGTGGTCTCTCTGACTGACATTTAAGACATTACACGTAGTGACGGGGAGTGTCAACTCTTGGGTCGACACTCCCCGTCGTGCCTGGTCAGCCGACCACGACACCCCGGCGGGCCAGCTCGGCCTCGGCCTGGCGGACGACGGCCAGCGCGCTGAGAGCGATGTCCTTGAGGCGACCGCGGGCGGCACGGTCCTCCTCGGCGGCGGCCAGGTCCAGGTAGTCCAGGTGGTCATCGAACATCTCGGCGGCGTACTCGATGAGCTCGGCGTCGGTGAGGGGGCAGGCGGCGGTGGTGGCGTTCATGGTGTCTCCTTCGGGTTGGTCTCTCTGACTGACATTTAAGACATTACACGTGGTGACGGGGAGTGTCAACTCCTGGGCCGAAACTCCCCGTCGTGCCTGGTCAGCGGCCCACCGCGGCCAGCGCGTACTCCACGGCCTCGGCCTGGCTCCGGTGGGTCTCCAGGACCCGTCCGGCCTCCACGGTGGCCCACTCGGTCCCGGTGTAGGTGACCAGGACCTCACGCCCGTCCTGGGCCGCGGTGAACGCGCCGTCCTGGGCGGTGAAGGGACGGCACGCGCCGGTGGCGTTGCGGTTCACCTGGTGCATGTGGACGGCCACGCGGGTGTGGAAGTCCCGACGGCCGCACCCTGCGCACATGTAGCTGCGCTCCAGCTTGGTGATGTTGGCGTTATCGCGGGCGGTGATCTTGGCGGCCATGTCGGTCTCCTTCGGGTTGGTGTCTCTCTGACTGACATTTAAGACATTACACGTAGTGACGGGGAGTGTCAACTCTTGGGTCGACACTCCCCGTCGTCGCTGGTCAGAGCTCCGGTACGGGGCCGGGGCCCTCACCGAGGCCGCGGGACCAGAGCGTCTCCTCTGCCTCCTCCTCCCACCGGCCCACGATCACCGTCCGGGACTCCCATCGGAGGACCTCGGCGTTCCCGGACACCAGGCGGGCGGCCACCGCGGCCTTGCTCGGGCCGACCGACGACACGCCGAGCTGGTATGCCCACTCCGGCGGCTCGGTCCCGTCGTCGGGCCAGCGCCAGCGGAGGATGGCACGCCACTCCCGGCGGACCTCGGCGGCGTGGACCTCTCGGTCACCGGCGGACATCAGAGGCACCGCGCGTCATACTCGGCGAACTGGACCGCGTCCAGGGCCTTGGCGGCCTCCTGGAGCTTGTTCTCGGCGTCCCGGAGGTGACGGAGGGCCCGGCGGGTCTGCATCCGCTCCGGGGCCGTGAGGCCGTCTGAATCGCCGGTCATGCCGTCGGCCAGGACCGTCGCCAGGACGCTCGCGCGGGAGGCGTGGTGCCGGGCGGCCTGGACGTCGCAGAGCGCGGGAGCAACGGCCTCGGCGGCCTCGGCGCGCTGGTAGGTGGTGGGGATCTCGGCGTCCAGTCCGGTCACGGCCACCTGGGTGGCCTCCAGGTCCACCTGGCCGTCGGCGGTGATGACGATGGCCGCCGACGGGACGCCGAGGAGCTCGGCCAGGATGTCGGTGTCCAGGGTGAGGACGGCGCGTCGCGGGGTCTGTGCGGTCATGAGTGAGCCTCTTTCTCTGTCTCGGGTGGGTGGGTAGTCGGTGGCCGACTCGGCGGCCCAGGAGCTCTCTGGGAACTCCTGGACCACCGGGCGGGTCACCAGCCCATGGTCTCCTGGCACTTGGGGCCGATCCCGGCCTCCCGGCTGGCATCGTTGGTGAGGGTCCGTCCGCAGACTCCGCACTCCCCGATCTCCTGGCCGAAGCGCTTGCTTGCGGCCTCCGGGTCGGCGGCGATGCGGTCCAGGATGGCCTTGGCCGAAGCTCCGCGGACCGCGACCTCATCGTCGGAGCGGAGGAGCTTGAGGAAGGTCCGCCCGGCCCACTTGCCCTCGGTGGGACGGTCCACCCTGTAGAAGGCCACGGTGTTGGTGGCGTCCTCGGTGGTGGTCTCCAGCGCGTAGCGTCCGGCGGGGACGTCGGGGAGGTCGATGACCACGGTTCCCGGGAGGCCCTTCAGGAGCTCGATGAGCTTAGAGGCCCCGGCCTTGGTGAGCGGGCGGTCCAGGTGGCGGTTCACCATGTTCCCCCGGTGGCCGTCGGCGTAGTCGGTGCTCTCCACCGAGTCAATGGCCATGCGGATCTCCTGGATGCGACGGGCGTAGGCGGGGGTGAGACCCGAGAGGTTCCGTCCGCCCAGCATGGTGGCGATGAACTGGATCTGGGCGTCGGTGGCGTCGTCGGCGCGGACCTGGGTGGTGAAGGGGTTCATGGTGTCTCCTTGGTGTTGGTCTCTCTGACTGACATTTAAGACATTACCCCTAGTGACGGGGTATGTCAACACATTGGCAGACATACCCCGTCGTCCCAGGTCAGAGCGGTCCCGGGGACTCCAGTTCGTGGTCGCTGTAGGCGTGTAGGGCGGTGGCGCAGGGCCAGGGGACGAAACTCGCGCCGATCGAGCAGTGAAGGCACACGGTCCACGCACCGTCGCGGGCGGGCTGGTGGAGGTCGCGGATCGGTGCGAGGGCTTCACGGGCGGCCTGCAACGCGAACGCTCCGACAGGTCCGTTGATGGGGCCGTTGGTGGCTCGTTGTGCGGCGGCGATGGCAGGATCGGTCATCGGGCCTTATCCTCCGGGTCGGTGAGCGTGATCTCGCCTCCGGGGAGCTCGGGGAGCTCATCGTCGGGGACCAGAAACACCGGCTCGGCGGTGGGCTCGGTGAACCCGGTGCAGCGACACGGGCTCGGGTCGGAGTCCACAAAGAACCCGTGGACGCCGAGGCAGTATCGCCACCACGGCCCCATGGCGTCCACGTTCTCCACCGGATCGGTGGGGTGAGTGGACTCGGGATGTCCGCACTCGCAACGGATCTCGGTCATCAGTACCTCCTGGGGATCTGGACACCGGCGGCGGCCAGGTCCCGGGTGATGGTGCGCTGGGTGACTCCCAGGCGCTCGGCTATCTGGGCCACGGTCAGTCCGCGGCGTCGCAAGATGGCGGCGTCCTCGCGCCGGTCGGCGGCCTTGGCGCGCCGGACCTCCAGGCTGGCGCGCGGACCGGGCGGGAGCCGGTCCAGGACATCATCGGTCATCGGTTCTCTCCTTCTTCGGTATCGGCCAGCTCGGTGGCCAGTGCGGCGCGGACCGCCTCGGCGGCCTCGGCCAGGGACTCGGCCCTGGATCGTGCGATGGAGGCGTTGCGGTCCGCGTCCTTGCGGGCCTTCTCGGCGGCCAGGTAAGCGCGCTCCGCCGAGGCGGCCTCGGCGGCCAGGAGCTCGCACACGGTGTCCAGCGTGGCGGCGGTGTCATTCATCGGGGGGTGTCCTTCGGGTCGGTGTCGACGGGGATCAGGAGCGGTACGCGTGCCAGCCGGAGCGCCAGGTCCACCACGGGGGCCAGGGCCCACCCGGCCAGCCGGAGCGCCAGGTCCATCATGACCGGCGCTCGGTGAGCTGGCGGACCGCCTCGGTGAGATCGGCCAGGACGTCGGCGAGACGGGCCAGGAGCTCGGCGAGCGTGGGATGGACCGGAGCCTCGGGGCACGCCACGTCGTGGCCCCCGTGGCGGAGGCAGACCACGCACTGGGCCTCGGGGTCGGAGTGGTTCATGCCCCGGCCTCCACGGGCACCGTGGTCAGGACCGTCCAGCCGCCGACGGGGACGTCCAGGCGGTGGACCACGGACCCGGTGGCGTCGCGGATCTCCACGCGCTGGATGGTCGACGCCGCGGCGGTGATCGGCTCCAGTCCGCGGGCCCGCAACTGACGTCGCCGTCGGGCCTCGGTGACTCCCAGGGACGTGGCCTCCTGGTAGTAGAGGGCCTGGGCCTCGGCCCGCTTGGTGTCCACCGGACCCGGGGCCGTGGGACGGGAGATCCCCAGGACCAGTTGCTTGACGTAGACCTGGGACACCCCGAACTCCTCGGCCACCTTTGCGTCGATGGCGCGGTCGGTGTCGCGCTCGGTGTCGGGTGCCAGGTCCCGGGCGTCGCGGAGAAACGCGTGTCTCTCCCTGATCTCCCGGACCTTGTCGTCGGTCATCTGCTTGGCCATGCGTGCCTCCTATGGGCGATTTGCGATGTTTCCAAATGTATACCGCCTACTATCAGGGGTACGGGCCTAACGCTAACACATGGTGATTGGCGTATGTCAATGAGAGGGGGTGTATACGTGGGTACGTTGCAAAAGATCCGACATAGGGGGGCATGTAACGTCAGGGAGTGTATAGGGGTGGGGGCCTGACTGTCAGGGGTATGGCTTAAGGTCAGAATCCGCACCCCTGATACTCTCTGTGAACCTCATCTACCAGCGATTTCCCCAAAGCCCTTGCCAGTCCTTGACAGTGTTGTTAGGCTTCGGACGAAGTCCCAGCCTTAACACCCAAGGGCAGGGCCGCGCGCGACCCTGATACTCCGGCCCGGAGATTCTGAGATCTGATCCACGTTGACCGCCTCCGTTAGGCGGGCGTATCCTCTACCGCATGAACACCAACCCGTTTTCTCCGGGCTCTCAGAGCCTCGGAGAGGTAGATCCCAAGATCCAGGAGCTGGTCTCCCGAGCCGCGGACATCAAGGCCGCCAGGGAGGCCATGGATGCCGAGTACAACGAGATCAAGTCGGAGCTCTGGGCTCTGGTCGGTGGCCAGGCCGGAGAGATCCCCGGCACCAAGGCCAGGTTCCGAGCACCGGCTCCGAGGACCCGCGTCAATTCCAAGCTCCTCAAGTCGAACTATCCCGAGGTCTACGCCTCGGTGACCGAGACCGTCCTCCCCGACCCCGAGACCCCTGGAGCGCTGTACCTGTGACCGCAGAGACCCCCACCACTTTCGAGCCCACCGACCTGGATCTGGCCGAGCTACGGCGGAGTGTGTACGCCAACGGACGCACCGTCGTGTTCACCATGCCCACCTCCTATCGAGCCGAGCAGCGGGCCGCCAAGCTCACCCGCTCACCGGCCACGTGCCCGGACCGAAGCGGTCTGCGCTGGACGTGGGAGGAGCTGCACAACGGCACGCCGGACTGGGGGGTGTACGCCTACCCCGAGCCGCTCCTGGACCGCGGAGCCGAGTGGGACCACGAGTCACTCATCAAGCTCCGGGCCCGCCTGGATCACTGGGGGTCTCCGGTCATGGTTCGCCAGTTCTCCTCCTCGGGGACGTCGCGGACATCCACCCACCGGGACAACACCACTCTCAAGGAGCGGTTCCCCGACACCGAGGTGGACCTGGACGCCATCGTGTTCCGGGCCCGCACCGTCGGCTACGGGGATCTGAGGACCTACGTCCAGATGGCCTACCTCCGAGGCGACGACGACTGATGCCCAACGCCAACAAGGCCAAGGGAGACCGTGCCGAGCGCGCGGTCCTGGACGCCGTCACCGAGTTCTTCCCGTCCTCCTGGCGTACCCGCGCCGGGTGGGATGAGGACCGTGGGGACATCGTCCTGGACCTCCTCGGTGACAAGGTCCTCACGTGGGCCATCCAGGTGAAGGACACCGCCTCGGTGCCCGGTACCCCGGAGCTCACCGCACTGGCCGACCAGGTCATCAACGGCGGCCACATGGCCGGGGTCATCTGGCACAAGATCCGTGGCAAGTCCGACCCTCGGCACTGGCGCGTGATGATGAGCGGGCGTCAGTACCTGCTCCTCATGGACCGGCTCCGTGTCCTGGAGGCGGCCCTGGCTCGGGAGAGTGGGGGCCTCGGATGACCGGCCCGGAGTTCACCTACGACGAGGAGGACCGGGGTGGCTCGGAGTAAGCCCTCGGCCCAGGCCATCCGGGACCGCAACTCCAAGCGGTACCTTCACCTCCGGGCCCGCTACCGGGCCCAGTGCGAAAAGGTCAGCGCCCCTTGCCATCTCTGTGGTCAGCCCATCGACTACAGCGTGGAGAGCGGGGAGGTCGACGCGTGGGAGCTGGACCACTTCCATCCCGTACTCACTCACCCTCACCTCTTCGAGGACCCGGCCAACTTCCGCCCAAGTCACAAGGGATGCAACGCATCTCGGGGTGACAGCCCAGTAACGCCGACACTCGGTCCACTGTCAGAGGAGTGGTGATGACACAGCACGACGACGAACCACGCGAGACTCCGAGCTATGTCCCGTTCATGCCCTCGGCCCCGTACCGGCCCCCTCGGTCCCAGCGCCGGGCCCGGGCCCAGCTACGTGGCCGTGCCCAGCGTCGGCGTCAACGCCGAGCCACGGCCCTGGTCAAGGAGCTCGGTCTGGACCAGCCCTGGAAGCGGCCCCAACTGGCCGACGACGAGGGCCCCGGTTCCCAGGACTGACCCCGTGCGCTAGGCTGACGGTGTTCCGCAAGGAGCTACCTGATGGTGAGAGACCCCCGAGCCCATGCCAGTGACCTCGGGGGTCTCTTCATGTCCGGGGTGGGGGTAGGGGGTCGGTGCCACGGCGCGGCGCGTGCCACGGCAGGTCCGCCGGTG